CGGACAGGTTGTCGTCGTTCCTAGCGAACAATGGAATGAGTATTGGTTCCATAAGGACTGGGAACACACGGCCAGCCTCAACGCCTGTGGCGCAATCCAATACCTCATCAACGTCAAACCGAAAGAGCGGAACAGGTACATCAGATCACTCACCGAAAAGGTATGACCCTCCTGCTCCACGAACTCCCGCACCATCACCACCTCCGAAACTCCGCACTCCAAACCATCGACGTTCGCATCAGGTGCCGACACACCAAGTCGAGCCGTGACCCGCGAACGTGGAAGATCAAGAATAACAGCTACAACCAATTAAACGATTCATGGCAAACCAACTTTGATTTCATCGTGAATTATGAACCAGAAAGTTAATACATCATTTGATCTAGATTATAAGACTCTAACACTATTGCAGAAAGAAGCAGAGAAACTCGGTTTTAAGTCTTGGGGAGCATATCTCCGACACGTCCTAGATTTCCACGTACTAACATTCCACCCAGAAATATTCAATGAGCATACTAAAAACACTCGGTCTCACTAAAGACGCTATCGCTAGACTCTTGGGAGTCCACAAGACCGTCCAAACGCAACCCGTTCTTACATCCAGACCGACTAAGCCAAAAAAGCGTCAGCGTGGGCGTCCAGTTGGTCGAAGAATCGACCAGTCAATCGTAGAGGCTGTCAGGTCGTCCCATGCGACATTCACCAACCGAGAATTGTCAGCGAAGTACGGTGTATCTCCCTATTGGGTCATGATGGTCCGCAAAGGTAAGTTGCGGAAAGATTAACACAACACCGAGCGAGTGTGTCTTGATTGAGCGTTACGCTTATGCTTATTAACCATTGTGAACATCACACAGCACCGCCGCCGAGTCATGGCGGTTGGTTGCAGCCATGGGAACCGAGCCAATCAAGATGCACTCGCTGCGGTCTTGCTCTTCCGAGAGAGATTTCAGCCCGACGAAGTAATCCATCTCGGAGACGCCTACGATCTTGCATCATTACGCAGCGGATCACTCCGCGACCCTCAAGACTCGGACCAAGCCGATGACTATCTCGACGACATTCAAGAGGGGGCCAGATTCCTAGACGAACTTCGACCCACGGTGTTCACGATTGGGAACCATGACGAGAGGGCCAAGAAGTATCTGAACCATCACAATGCTGTGGTCCGTGGATTCGCGGAGGCTGTATGGGAACGAATGCTCAAGCCAATCGAAAAGCACTGCCACACGTTCATCAAACACAACGACTGTCTCGACCGATCATTTTACCAGCTTGGAGGATTTCGGTGGGGACACGGAGTCCTATTCAGTGAGAACTTCTTGCGTGATTCCGCTGAGACTTTTGGCAATTGCGTTGTGGCTCATGCTCACCGAGCAGGTCAAGCGACTGGTCGAACGATGGGAAATCCACTCGGCTTTTGTGTCGGGACTTTGGCAGACATTCCTGCAATGGATTACGCAGGAAAACGACGATCAACACTAGCTTGGTCCCACGGGATCGTATTTGGTGAATACACCGAAGACTCAGCGCAACTCTACCTCCACCAATGGCCTCAGAACGAACAGAATTGGCACCTGCCGAGCTTTTGAAGCGGCTTCGATCAGCACTAGCCAATCAACCCGAAGATGTCCCAAGAGGGTGGCATACTGCCAACCAATGGGCAGAGATCTGGAAGATGACTCCGAATGCAGCAGGAATTCTGCTCTCACGCTCAGTCCGAATTGGAACGATGGAGTCTAAAAAGTTCAGAGTGATTACCCGCAACCGTGGAACATTCCCAACCGTACACTACCGAGAAAAACAATGAGATTCCGATCCAAAGCCAATCAAAACGTCATCGTGGAGTTCATCTCCGAGGCCCAACTCCGCATCGGTGAGACAAAACGGCTATGCGTAGTCTACGAGCGTGAGGGTTACTTCTACGTCAGGCCCAAAGCCGAGTTCTACGACAAGTTTTCGCTGGACGAAGGACCGAAGCCAAGTTAGACCTATCCAGTCGCTGCGAGCCGTGAGAAGCCAACAGCGATGCAAAAGATAATCCATGTTCAACCATTTCGATCCCCCTCGCATCGTGTATGTCCCGTTGATTATCCGGGAGTTCTCACCACGGTGCGTAGGGGGATTTTGGCTTCAACATGACATACTCAGAAAAGCTCCAAGATCCTAGATGGCAGAAAAAGCGGCTCGAAATCATGTCTAGAGACAGGTTTCGGTGCGTAAAGTGTGACGACGAGACAAACACACTGACGGTTCATCATTTCTACTACATATCCGGTAGAAACCCTTGGGAATACCCAATCAACTCAATGCAAACGCTCTGTCGTGATTGTCACACAGAGATACATGACGAGTCGTGCTCAAGAATGACAATCTTTGACTCTTGGGAACACTCGGCTTGTTTTGAAATAGGAAGGCAGGTTGAACTGCTCAAATCTGGAGAACAATGCGACGAAGGGTTCTCGTTTTTGATTGAGCAAGCTGGATATCATGCCGGTTTGAGGCAGTACGAAGCAATGAACCTGCTGAAGGAAGCTGCCGATGCTGGATTGCTGACAAAAGGCTGGTTTTTGAAACTTCAATGCGAGGTCGATATATCGAACATCAAGAAAGGGGACTATTTGTGAGAATCCGAACAATCAAGCCCGAGTTTTTCCACCACGAAGGTCTATTTGAAGCAGAGCTAGAAACAAAACTTCCGATTAGAATATCATTTGCTGGCCTATGGTGCATTGCTGACAGAGAAGGCCGGTTTAAATGGGAGCCTCGACGGATTGGGGTCCAAGTCCTTCCATATGACGGTGTTGACTTTTCACGCGTACTCGACGCGTTGACCACGCGTGGTTTCATTGTGAAGTATCGCGTTGGAGACGAGTGGTTTGGATGCATTCCAAGCTTCTCAAAGCACCAAGTCATCAACAATAAGGAGAGAGCCTCAATTCTTCCAGATTACCTCGAAAATGGGGCGATTACCGAGGAAATCGACGCGTCATTAACGCGTGAGTCACGCGATGACAACGCGAGCCATAAGGAAAGGAAGGGAAGGGAACAAGGAAAGGAAGGAGATTCTTGCGCTCAACCGAATCCCGATCCTGAAGCCGATTCGCTTCGCTCTCGGATAAACAAATGGTTTCGCAGACGCGAAGGGACCGAATGGCAAGCCTCAGAGCTTAAGGCGCTCAAGCTTGTTGTGAAACTCAAGACTCCAGAATCGGACCTGCAACTTCTGGACGCTCGCTACGAGACCAAAAACAAGTATCGCAGGAAGGACATTCTGACGCTTCTGAACAATTGGAACACCGAGATTGATCGCTGCAAGTCTGGTGACGATGACTCTCAGGAAGAGAGCCAACCTAAGCCCAAGACCCTAAGCCTGAACATTGAGGACTACCAATGAACGATCCGTTTTACGCTGTGGACGACGAACACGCCGTTATCGGCTGTTGCCTCAACGGTGGGGTTGATGCTTGCTCCGATGCGTTCGCTGAGATCCAGACCTCAGCGTTCCAAACCGAGACTCTGGCGATGACATTTGATGTCTTGAAGTCGCTGGTCGCTGAGTCCAAGCCAATTGCGCTACCCGAAATCATGCGGGAGTGGAAGCGAGTCTTCGCTTCAACGCCGGTTCCTTTTGAGGTCTGGAACAAAGCGATGGAAGCTTCCCCGTCACCGGCAAGCTATCCGATGTTTGCCAAAGGTGTTCTTGAAGCCGCTCACCGTCGCCAGCTACGAATCGCTGGAGACCGTCTATTGAGGGAGTCCGCTGCATCCACCCTCAGCGTCGATCAAATCGTCTCCAATGCCGAACAGGGGCTTGCCATTGATGCCTCTAAGGAGACACTGCAACCCGCAAAGTCAGTTGTCGGTCGATTCATCGACGCAACCCAAGAGCGATTCCAACGGAAAGGCCAGTTGTCTGGGATCACTTCTGGACTCTATCGGCTGGACCAAATGACTGATGGTTTCCAGCTTGGCGAACTGGCGATCCTAGCCGCTCGTCCGTCCATCGGTAAGACCGCCATGGCGATTGCCTTTGCTCAAGCAGCGGCTGTCGTTGGGAAAGTTCCAACTCTGTTCGTCTCGCTGGAAATGTCTGACGAATCAATCGTCCGTCGCATGGTCTCCACTATCGGGTCAGTCCCTATGGGAGACATTCGCACCGGAAACATGACTGAAGGTGGCATGAAGGCTATGAGCAACGCTTGCTCTCGGATCGCTTCAAGTCCGCTTCATTTTGTGTCTGGTTCATCTGTAAGCAACATTGCGGCAATCACCGCAACCATTCGTCGAGCGGTTCGTAAGTGGGGCGTGAAGCTGGTGTTGATCGACTACCTTCAAAAGATCCACGGCTCAAAGTCTGCCGAGAAGCGGACCTACGAGATCGCAGAGGTCAGTGGGCGGCTCAAGAGCATTGCCACCGAGTGTAACGTTGCGGTGGTCTCACTGGCGCAACTCAACAGAGAAAACGAGAAGGAGAAAGGAAGATCACCCAAGCTCACCGATCTTGCCGACTCTGGACAGATTGAGCGTGACGCTGACCTCGTAATGCTTCTGAACCGAGACAGATCAGAGAAGTGCGGTGAAGCCATCATCGCCATTGCCAAGCAGCGTGACGGTGAATGCGGAGCCGTTAAGCTCTGGTATGATGGACAGTATTGCCGCTTTGGAGAGATCGCTCCAGATACTTAAAACCCAACGATGGGTTGACACTGTAAACCATCCTGATAAACTGACACTCGACGGTACAAATCCCCCACAAACACCATGCATATCGGCAAGATTGACGTTACGAAGATCGACAAGTCGTTTCTGTTCAAAGGCAAGTCTGGAACTTATCTCGACGTTGCGCTTATCCCAAACAAGTCTGGCCGCGATCAATACGGCAACGATGGAATGATCGTTCAATCAGTGAGCAAGCAAGCCAGACAAGAAGGTAAGAAAGGTCCTATCCTAGGTAATTATGTTGATATGGATCAAAGACACAAAGAGACAAAGCAAAATACAGTTAGTGCTAGAGATCCTATTGGTCCGGAAGATGACATTCCGTTCTAATATACAATAACCATTTAATACCATGACTAACACCGAGACGTTCTGGGAAGATCCAGAAACAGACACTCCACGCTGCGATCAAGAGCTTCGACGTATTGAGAAACAATACCCCGAGTCGCTTGTATTCTTGGCAATGCACTTTGCTCGCAAGCTAGAGCGCGAGACCAATGTCCAGCGTCGTCGTATCTATGAGCTTGAGGAAGAACTGGAACGTCTCACTGGCTGCTAATATGGCTTCAAAGCATTATCTATGTCGTAAGGTACAAGATGGAGAGATCACTAAGGCTGACATCTTGGAGACACAAGCTCGCATCACACTTCTCAATCAAGCCCCGAAGATCGTGACCGATGCGGTCGCTAAGGGTTGGATATCGTACCCAGCAAACGCTTACGTCCAACGTGACGAGGAAGACTTGAGCGAGTGGCTCAAGAAGTACGACTGCGAGCTTGCCTATCAACGACGGCAGGAAGGCATGACGTATCGCGCCATCGCAAAGCTCATGAAAGTTGGCATTGCTCGCATCACTCATATCTTACACAGAGGTGAAGAAATTGTGCTACAACGTAAGCTCAAAGAGCTAGACATAAAGCCTATTGATCTACCAAGCAAAGCGACTGTGCGTAAGCATACGACAGTAACCAAGAGGACAAACCGTGCAAAATCCTAATGTTTTCGCGTGTTTGTGTGTCACTAACGCTAGTGATAATGCATTACCTAATCGTATCGCGTATTGCAATTACGTTAGGAGGCTCCCGCCTATGTCTAATACGCAGGTGATCGCGCGGG